CGTGCGGGACAAGGTGGTCGACCTGGTCCAGGAGTACGGGGAGGTGAGCACCCCCTACCGCGAGGCCATCCAGGACGCCGCCGCCGACATCGGCAGCACGGCCGAGCCGGGCGTGAAGTGGCGCCGGTTCGTGGACCTGAGCGCCTACAAGGAGAACGTCACCGAGTTCGGGCGGCCCAGCCCGGACACCCCCGAAGGGCACGCCGACCTGGCCCTGTTCTTCATCGGCTTCCGACTGGCAAGCGCGCTGATCACCGAGATCGAGAAGGGCTGACCCATGGGACGCATGAAGGACATCGCGATCGACCTGATCACCTACGAAGAGGGCGCCCTGGATGTGATGGAGACGCTCGAACTGTTCGCCCTGCTGGTCAAGAGCGGCCTGGTCTGGAACCTCCAGGGTTCCTACGGACGCACGGCCAACGAGCTGATGCACCTCGGCTACCTCACCCCGGGCGGCAGGGTCACCGAGTTCGCCGAGTCCATGGTCGAGGAGCTGGTCGCGACGTGAAGCTCCCCCGGCAGTTGAGTGCGCGGGTCGACAGCAGTCTGGCCCGCGAGATCCGCACCCTTCGGATCGCCGGTCTGACCTACAGCCAGATGGTCAGGTGGGGAGTCACCCTCCTCGCCGATGTCTACCGGCAGGCGTGGATCTACAAGCAGGTGCCGCCCACCGAGACCCCGGTCCTGAAGTCCTACGTCTACGCCAAGTACGACCCCACCCACCAGGGCCCGCCGTGGCTCGAAGAAGAGGAGACCACCCATGAAGACCGCCGCGAAGTACGTCCTGACGTTCCTGGCCCTCGCCCTGCTGGGCTCCCTGACCTGGAACTCGCCGGCCTCGGCCTCCGACGCGAAGCCGGTGACGCTCCCGGCCAAGGTGAAGTACGTCCCCGTGTTCCATCTGCCGACGCGGCCCTGCTCTGAGGACAACACCGTCGTCCGCAACTGCTACTGGGACGGGGGCAAGCGGCTCGATGGGCGAAGCGCGTCGTACTACATCGACCGCGCTGGCAGCGTGACGTACCTGAACCCCAAGCTCAACGACCAGGCCGCCCGGCAGAAGTTCAACGCCGCGCAGAGCAAGGCGGGCAAGGAGCACTGGGGTACCTACGACGGGCACCAGTTCTGCTGGGCCAAGGTCGGCGACACCTCGTACATCACCTGCTTCGACGGGTACAAGACGACGACCTGAGTGTGCATGTGTGACAAGGCGAAACCTCCGGGAGGAGGTCGGCGGGGGATGGCTGCCCACGCCCTGATGAGCCAAGCCAAACGAGAGGAGCCCGCAGTGGCCTTCGAGATCGGTCCCCGCGAGCAGGTCCGGGAGTACACCGTCCCCGCACGTGGGCGGTACCCCGCGCACAAGGCGGAGGTGCACAGCCGGGTCATCAACGGCAAGAAGTTCGCCTTCGGGCGCTTCACCTACGACAACGGACTCATCGCGGTCCAGGCCATCGTGCCCGGCCGGTTCGTCAAGGGTCAGCCCGACATCCACTACTGGCCGAACCGGGACGAGGACTGACGCCAGCACGCAAGGCGAAACCCCCCTCGGGGGGTCGGCGAGGGATGGCTGCCCCCGCCCTGATGAGCCAAGCCAGTCGAGAGGACCACGACAGTGAAGTGCAGCGTCACCAACACCAAGGGCGAGCAGTGCAACCGCGACGTGAAGAACAACAACCTCTGCCCCGGCCACAACACGCGGCTGATACGCAAGGGTGACGTCCTCGCCGACATACCCCTGCGTGCCTACACTCCCGGCCGTAACAGCGAGGCGCCGAAGTTCGGGCAGGGCGACACGGACGAGGAGCGGTTCTTCTCCCTGGTGGTCAAGAGCAACGACCACTGGGAGTGGGAGGGCGGCATCACCAAGAGCACGGGCCTGGGCATGACGTCGCTGGACAACACGCCGAAGACCGCCGGTCGTGCCTCCTGGGAGCTGGCCTTCGGCCCGCTGCCCGAGGGTGTGCGGATCAAGCACGCCTGCGGCAACCGCCTGTGCGTCAGGCCCTCCCACCTGGCCGCCGTGTACCTGAACGGGGACACGTACGTGGAGTGGACCGAGGCTGAGCTCGCCGAGCTGGAGATCGCGGCTTGAGCCGCCAGTCCTCCGGCTGGGAGTACGTCAGGGGAGTCCCGCGGTGGGCCCCCACCATCGAGAGCGCCATCTCCGAGCTGACCTACGACAAGTACGGCCAGGAGTACGAGGAGTCCGTGGCCAAGCTGATGGACATCGCCCGAGCCGCACAGCGTGACTGCGCCGACCGACTGACCGAGGCCGGGCACACCGAGGCAGCCGCCCTGATCTTCCCCACCTACCCCGAGGAGCACTGAGTGAGTGAGCGTGTAGAGATCGGCACCGTGTACGTGGACTCCGGGACGGTGTTCGTGGGCGACCCCTGTTACACCGCCACCGGAGACGCGAGCAACCACATCAAGACCTGGTCCGAGTGGTGCGACCGATCGCCCTTCGGCAAGGAGAAGTACGACGTCGTCGAGCCCGCCGGCCACGGCCTGGGCCTGAGTATCCCGACCAAGTACGGGGACGGCAGCTACCCCGTGTACGCCGAGATCGAAGAGGGCCGAGTGGCCCGAGTCACCATCGACTTCGCCCCCACCTACGAGGAGGACGAGCAGTGAAGATCGCCATCACCATCACGGTGGACGTCAAGGACCCGGCCGAGTGGACGCGGTCGTTCGGGCAAGAGGGTGCGGCTGCCATCCGGCAGGACGTGAAGGACTACGTCGGCACCAACGTGCAGGGCCTGCGTGTGTGGGAGGAAGTCGAGGCGGAGGTGAGCTGGAAGTGACCGACCTGATCGTGGGACTCAGCGGGTACGCGAGATCCGGCAAGAACACGGCGGCTGACGCCCTGATCCAGCGCGGCTGGAGGCAGGCGGGCTACGCCGACAAGCTCAAGGAGTTCCTGTACGCAGTGAACCCCTTGATCCCTGGGCACTACGGTGCCGGGAGCCTGCGCCTGCGACAGCTCGTCGACTCGACCGGCTGGGACTACGCGAAGACCACGTACCCCGAGGTCCGGTCCCTGCTCCAGCGCACGGGCACCGAGGCTGGCCGGCGGGTACTCGGCGATGACGTGTGGGTCGAGGCCCTGTACGCCGACCACCAGGACGCGGCCGGCCTGGTCGTGACCGACGTCCGCTTCCCGAATGAGGCGGAGGCCGTGGTCAAGCGGGGCGGCGTGATGATCCGGGTCGAGAGGCCCTGCGTGGGCCCGACCAAGGACAAGTACGGCCGAGCCCACATCAGCGAGACCGCGCTGGATGGCTGGCCCTTCGACCACGTGCTGGTCAACGACGGGTCGGTGGGCGACCTGCACGCCAAGCTGCGAGGCGTCGCTGAGCTTGTGCAAGTGTGACGGTGTGATACTGTGACACTCACAAGGCCAAGCGAGCTCGACGAACTGCCCGAAGGCACGACGATCGAGATCCTGGACAGACGGGGCAGCCTCCGCACCAAGCGAGACGGCCACTGGCGAGACGCCGGCAAGGCACCCGAGTCCACATGGAACGTCTACGTGTACGTCAACGCCCGACGCTGGGGAGCGAGGGTCATCGAGAGAGGAACCGAGAAGTGACTGACACCCTGAAGGACCAGGTCCGCGCCCTGGTCGAGAAGTACCAGGGCGGCGAGAGCCGCCGCCAGACCACCCTCGACAAGCTCGTCGAGGAGGGGGCGTACGAGGGCACGTACGCCTACGACTCGGCCCTCACTGACAACGAGGGCGACGCAGCCGACGACCTCGCCGGCCTACTGCGTGAGCTGGGCGAGCTGGTCCAGGCCACCTCTTGAGGATCACCCCCAGGTCGCACGAGATCCAGAAGATCGTCGACCTGCTGGAAGACCCCACCTTCGACAGCCCTGAACAGATGGCCAAGGCCGTCATCAAGGAGGTCGGGGACATGCTCCAGATGCGGGACCTCTTCGTCATGGTTCACAAGTGGGCGGACGGCAGCAAGGGCCTGAACTTCGGACCCTTCGGCGCCGTCGCTGAAGCCGAGAGCTTCGCGAAGAAGCTCAGCATCGGAGGCACCGGCCGAGTAGTGCCACTGACGTCGTCGGGGATCATCCTCGCCAACGTGGAGGGCAAGCAGGACGGGTGGCCCGGCTACTGCTGGAACCCCGAGTGCGGGCACAGCCCCAACAACCACGCCATCGTGGGATCGAGCCGCGGTAAGTGCCACATGGCGATGTGCAACTGTGACAAGTTCGTCAAGGATGACCCGTCACTGAAGGCAAGGAAGAAGACCACGGCCCGCAAGGCGGGCACGGCGAAGGGCGTGAACGAGCTGTGAGTAGCTGCAACTGGAAGCCGTGCGAGTGCGGGGCCAAGCGGGACTTCATGAACCACCACAACGCGGAGAAGGCGCTCGGCAAGGCGCAGGCCAAGCGGACCCGGCGCGCTGATGCCAAGGCTGGCACGAGGCGTGGCCTCAAGGTCGAGACGCGCACGTACGAGTGCGAGTACGGCGGCCACCACCTGACGTCCGAGTCCCGCGCCTCCTACGAGAACCGCATCCATGCCTGAGGGAGGAGATCACACAGTGAACGGATGGAACTGGGTCGCGGAGGGCCAGCGCATCGCAGAGGAGACGAGGCGGGCCGGTGAGGTCGACATCGACTCCATCAAGGCGCAGTCGATCGTCTTCGAGGGGCCGCTCGACGCGCTGAAGGCGGCCGACATCGGCATCACCGTGTCCGAGCCGGCGCCCAAGGTGGGTGGACTGGCCGGGGATCTGGCCGACATCGTCCGCGAGGTCGAGCTGTGCCGGGCCGGACACTGCGAGGCCGCGTACGCACAGAACAGCAAGGGCGGCGAAGCCCGTGACGTGGTGGCCCAGATCGCGAAGGCCGCGGGCGTGACGCTCAGCTCCGCCTTCATCCGCCCGCTCGACGGTGACGTCTGGAGCCCGGCGAACATGGCCCGTGTGCTCAAGGGCGTGCAGGATCTGGTCGCCGAGAACCAGTCGCTCCGTGATGAGCACGCCGCTCGTGACCAGAAGGAAACCGTCACCGTCAAGGCCCTGCGTGAGGCCCTGAACAACTTCGTGGAGGGTGTGTAAGTGTCGCTGCCCATCGGACCGCTTGAGCCGGTCACTGACGAGGACATCCTCATCGTCTACGGGTTCCACCAGGCCCGCATCTACCCCGAGTTCAACCGCAGCAACGTCTTCACCCTGCACGG